GCCATTACTTACCCATCTTCTCGCCAGAACCTGATGCTATGCGCTTACGCTTAGCATGCATGTTAGCAAATAACCCAACCCTGCCACCCTTTTTATATAGAGTAACAGGTAAGTTTCCATCACGCTTTTTAATCTTCTTGATCTTAGCAGGGCTGATATCACCCATGCCGCGTGAGGCCATCATATGATACGTCCACCACTCTTCATTTTTTTACTACCAGTCATCTTGATTTGAGCGGCTTGGGTATGACCTTTCTTCTGGATTGTGTGCTCACCATGAGGCTTATTCCCACCAGATACTACCTTGCCCATCTTAGATGCGCGTACAACTCCACCTTCTTTATAGGCTTTAGCACCCTTCATTGCAGGCTGACCTGGAACCATTTCAGCCATCTTATCACTCATTGGGATGCGGCGTAATGATGTAGGACGGTTAATTGGTATCTTGATCTTCAGCAGAGCCTTACCACCTGCATTCATCTTCTTTGATTCTTTAGATTTGCTATCCATTTCACCACCCTCTTTAGCTCTACGGGCTTCACTAAGTGCTATAGCAATGCCCTGTTTAGGATTGGTCACTTTCTGTCCTGATGAGGACTTCAGCTTCCCTGTTTTAAACTCATGCATTACTACACCAATTTTAGACTTCTTCAAACTATTGTACCGCGTGTCTTACCACGCTGTGCAATTCCATCTGCTCTCTTTGATGCTGAGCCAACCTTACCACCCTTTTTCATTGCTGCGCCAAGTGGGCCGCCTGCTACTGGGGCCTGAGGAGCGCGCATATTAGGCTGATACATTCCTGCGTTATTGGGGGTCATACCCATTGTGTTATTCATCATTATCTTATACCTCCTCTAGTTTTCCCTCTAATAGCGGCACCATCACCACGCCTTGATGCCATAGTAACTCTACCACCGCGCTTCATTCCATACATATCATTTACATTGCCAATAGCTGAATCATCTTCTGAAAATGTCTTTAGCTTGCGGCCATTTAATGCCGCGCTAGCTGGTGCTTGTAATGCCTGTGGTGCAAATGATGCTAAATCTATTACAGGGGCAACCGCTCTTGCTTGAAACTTTCTTCCTGGATTTATATCCAGTACGGGAACCACTTGCTTTTGCTGATCTACCTTAGGTGCATTTGCTTTCTTTATTGCTGCATCTGTAATTTGCTTCTGTTTATTTATTACTAAATCTGCAGCTAACTTTGCTGCTGCATCTGACTCAGCCTTAGCTCCACAAGATGTACCATAAGATTTTTCACAACCCAGCTCCCTATCATACTCAGCATTTGCTTGCGCCTCACAATTTATTGAAGCTTGAGTCTGACGCCCTTTTTTCCCATAGTATTGATCACAATTATACTTTCTGAGTATTCCATAGTAGTCTGCCACTAGACCATCCGTCCTTTAGTCTTGCCGCGCTGAGCTATCCCATCTCCTCTGCGTGAGGCTGATGACCTTACAGATCCACCCTTAGCCATTTTTACAGTGCCGCCCTTAGCTTTCTTCATGCCAGCACTTTCTTTGGCTCTAATCTTTGCATCTCTAGCATTTTCCAATGATTCGCGCTCTCCAGTAGACAGCTCCCGGCGGTAATTGCCACCTGCCATATCTTTGCGCTTGCTAATGGAATCACCCATTAAGCTAAATGCCTCACTATTATCACCCTTATCCATAGCTGCTCTACGCTTATCTATAGCTAGATCGCGCATTGTTTCTTGGTAATTACGTCTTCCAAGAGGAGCCTTAGCTGAGGCCGCATCTAACTTAGCCATTTCCCTTTTTAGAATACTGCCACCATCAGCTAAACCACCTTTCTTCATTTGGGTGGGCTGTGGTGCCGCCATAGGCTGCATAGGCTGTGATGCTGGCTGGATATTGCCATTAGGAGCCGTATTGTTTGGCGTTAGCTGATTGCCATAGAAAGGATACGTTGGCTGCTGCGTTCCTGGAGTTGTACCGCCATCTGCCATTTTTTTGGTTTTCATGATTTATCCGTAAAATACACTGCAAGTAACAGAAGCACCTACGCCAACAAAAAATCCATTTGGGCAAAGAATACCTTCACCTGGAATTTTAACAGGTAAGCCAACCGTAGTGAACGTATCAATCTCAACATGTATGTCAGGGTACATATTCACGCTACCTGATGTAGTTGCATTGGGTATTGCTGTGAATGAAAATGAATTTGCGTTGATATAAGTAATGTTATACATACCAGCGCGAGTTGTGCCTGTCAGTATTTCTATAAACACCCGCTGCCCATTAATCAGCCCATGCGCCGTCATAGTTACAGTTACAGTACCTACTGATTGGCTATATGTACCTGACTTCTTGGTAGATGGATTACACACCGCCATATTTCTAGCTGATACCGTACCAGATGTAACAGTAAGCCCTTTAAGGCGCGTTCTGTTAGATGTAATCAATGCACCTGGGCCAGTAGCGTAGCCTGCTGTTACATCAGTTTGCATACCCATGACTTATCCGTAGAAAATAGTGGTTGACACTGTTGTAGACGGGAGAAATACATAAACTCCATTTGTTGCTATTACACCCTCACCGGGGATTAACGTATAAAACGCTGTTGCTGTAAAGCAATCAATCTCAATCAAAATATCAGTGTATATGCTTACATTTCCACTTGTAGTTAACACTGCAGTAGTTACAGTAAATGTATCTGCTGTTGGTGTTGTCTTAACTAAATAAGTATCAGGTACTGCGGAGCCAGAAGTGAAGTTTAAAACAACACGACTTTGGCCTGCGGTCAAGCCGTGATTAACCAAGGTCACTGTACATACAGTAGTACCCGGAATGTTGTATGTCCCCGTCTTCAGATTGTTATCGCAAAGTGATACGTTTAGCGCACTTGAACTTGTTGGGGAAACTATGACCCCCTTCAAACGGGTCCTATACGGCACAGCCACACCAGTAGCCGTATTGTGATATGACAGTACGTCATACTGCATCATAACTGCTCTCCTAAATGTAGGGTAAGACTACGCCGGTTTAGATGCCTCAAGTCCGCTAATCTTTGCTATTAACTCAGCATTTTCTTTAGCAAGTTTGGCGGCATGTCCCATTGCAAAGTCTCTTTGGGATTCCAGAAGCGCCACAATTGTAGCAACTTCCGGATCTTCATGAGTCAACATTAGACAGTAACAGCTTGCCAGTTGCCAGAAGCATCAGATACAAACAATAGTCCATCAGTAGAATCAATACCTAACGAACCTTTGCCTACACCAGAAGCAGCACCATCAACAAAATTACCTACCTTGATGACAACAGGAGCAGCGGCAGCATCATCAGCCAAGCGAATCTCAGCCTCTTTGTAGGCTTTAATAGAACCGCCACCACCAACTGGGTCTTGCATCTTCAAGTCCAGACCGTATGTAAAGCCGGAACCTGCTGTGCTGTTGGTCATTGCAATACCGAAGCCTGCGCGGGCAGAAGACTCTCCACCATCGCCATCAATAAAAGCCATAACTGCGGCATCAGCGGTATCAGTAGAGTCACCAACAACGCCCATCACACCGACTTTAGGGTATGTAGAAGCGTTTGTACCAGACATCAGGTAACGACCCATTACACCAATGTAGTAGGTGCTTGTTGTTGATTGATTGGTGGTTGAGTAAACCTGACCTCTAACACCTTGAGCACTAGAAGGATTGACTGCTGTAGAGCTACCAAAGGCGGCTGTAGGGTTAATCGTTGAGGTCAGAGCTGCAGAAGGAGTGCCCTCTGCTACAGAAGAAACTGTCTCGTATGGGGCTTCGCTTGAGCCAACTACAAAACCGTTCTGAGAGAATACGGGACCGCTAAAATGTGTTGCTGCCATGATATATTTCCTTTGTGTTATAGCACATGCCCATACAGTCTCTATAACGTCTGCCAAGCCAGTCTGTATGAGTCGGGGTTCTTGGTTAGTATGTTTTATCACTTCTAAACATAGCTGTCAAGCGTACCTTTCTATGTATAAAGCAGCCTTTCTCAGTATGTCAGGATTGTCCTTAAATCCGCCAAGCGCCCTGTTACAAGCAGTGCATAGCAACGCCCTTATCTTCCCAGAAGAATGGCAGTGATCTACTGGCATGTGACTTGGAATTCCCTTTGCATCTACACTTGTTTCAAGCTCTCCGCATATTGCACACTTGTATTCTTGTGATAGCGCCATAGACTTATAATCTTCAAGTGTTATCCCATACATCTTCTTGAGATCTGAATTTTTGGCCTTATCGGGATTGGCCTTTCTCCATTTTCTTGCGTACTCTGCTTTGTCTGTGCTGTCTACAGTCTCTTTCCACTGCCAGTTAGTAGGGCCTAGTTGCTGAGAGCTATTTACTTTATGCAAATGATGGCGCTCTGGCCTATCTCCCACACACTCTACAAATGCCCAAAAGTCATCAGTCCATTCCTGACACATAGGAGCACTAGCCTTACGCCTATGCCAATAATATGTTTGATATAAAGGATGCTTTTCTCTTGCGCCCCAATCTAAATTTCTAGGTTGCTCAACTTTCCCATGCCTAGAATATCTAAATAGATGCTTCTCACAGAGCCCAGACTTTAGAGTTTTCTGCCTATCTGTACATCCACTGATACTACATATGGGGTGGGTAGACTTGATATGCGCCCTATAGTGAGTGGCGCACAATTGACCCCTGTATGACTTACTTTTGCATCCCACAATAGAACAAGGAGAAGCTGTTGCCAGCCTCTCCTGCTCATAGTGCTTTCTACATAGACCGCTAGAAAATACTGAATTACCACAACCATCAAAACTACATTCTACATACTTCATAAAACCCCCAGATATTTAGTCCGGGGTTAGTGTATCGTGTAGTCCCTTAGTTGTCAAGCCCCAGCTGAGCCAAACATACCCAACGGGTCCGACCATCCAAACGAATACCGCTCACGGCTCTTGTAGCGAACATTTCCTGTGTCAAAATCGCCATCCATTGACTGTTGCAGGGGTGAACGCTCAAAGTGCTTCATACCGTTAGGTACATCTGTGGTCAGGAACCATGCATTGGTGTCAGTCAAGAAGTGATTGATACAGTAGCCTTCAGGTATCGAACCATTGTTCTTGATAGCATTGATGTCATTGTCAGCTGTACCAACGCGGAGAGAAGTCTCCAACAGACGGGTAGCAACGAACTGCAGTGAAGGCGGAACCACCAACTTGCGTGGGCGGCTAGCGATCAACAGGCTACGTTCATCAGTCCACAGTGAGATTTGAATAACAGCGGCTTCCAGGGAAGTCTCATTCAAGTCAGCTGGGGTTGAAGGAATGTTGCTGTTAACGCCACCAGACACTAAAGGATGGTTATTTGCAAACAGAGCAACTCCGTCACCACCTGGGTAGGAGGCTGAGAAGCCGTTGTTTAGCGTGTTAGCAGCCTTAACTTGCTTGGTGTATGCCATAGCACGAGCCAAAGCCTTGGTGTAGCGAGCTGAGAGAGAATCGTACAAGTTATCTTCGATTGCTTCTTCAGTTAGCGAGAAACCAAGAGCGATAGTTTCATGGT